TTAAAAGGTATCGGAACAACTATGGGTGCTGTGGTCGTAGCCGCAGGAGCTGCCGCCATAAAACTCGGTAAAGAAGTCGTTCAGCAATTTGGTGAGTTGGAGCAAAATCTCGGCGGTTCGGAAGCTGTTTTCGGACAGTATGCCGCCTCTATTCAGAAAACTGGCGAAGAAGCATATAAAAATCTCGGTGTATCTCAAAGCGAGTATCTTGCTACCGCTAACAAAATGGGTGCATTGTTTCAAGGATCTGGTATCGAACAGCAAAAAAGTCTTGAACTAACCGAAAAAGCGATGCAAAGAGCCGCTGATATGGCATCCGTTATGGGTATCGATATGCAGGTAGCACTTGATTCTGTTGCCGGTGCGGCAAAAGGCAACTTTACTATGATGGATAACCTTGGTGTTGCCATGAACGCTACTAACATTGAAGCCTATGCTTTGGCGAAAGGGCTTGAATTTACATGGGCAAGTGCAACACAAGCTGAAAAAGCAGAAGTTGCGATGCAGATGTTTTTTGAAAATACGGAACAATACGCAGGTAACTTTGCACGTGAATCAACACAGACTATTTCGGGTTCTATCGGACTTTTGCAGGCGGCACTCGGCTCATTTACCGCAGGACTTGGTAACGCCAATGCCGACATGACAAATCTGACAGAAAATCTTGTTGATGCATTTCAGGCGGTGGTTCAAAATATTGTACCGGTTTTAGAAAATGTCGTAGCTGCACTGCCCACGGCAACAGGTGCTATATTAACGGCAATCGGGGATTTACTTCCCATGCTTATAGAAACAGTTACGAATTTATTCACTCAGGTACTTAATACTATATTAACGCTGCTACCGCAACTTATCCCAGCGGCAGTTGATGCAGTAATGACCATCGTGGGAGCACTCATTGACAACTTACCTTTGATTATTAGTGCGGCGGTTCTATTGGTAGCAGCTTTGGTTCAGGGAGTCGGTGATGCACTGCCCCAATTAATACCTGCGGCGGTCACAGCTATAACGACTATTGTTCAAGGATTAATTGATAATCTTCCTATGCTTTTAGAGGCGGCTCTTCAGTTAGTGCTTGGATTGACACAAGGAATACTGGATGGACTTCCACAGCTTATTGCGGCTCTTCCTGCTATTATCACAGGTATCGTTGATTTTGTGATTAGTGCAATTCCACAGATTGTTGATGCTGGAATACAGCTTTTAGTAGCGTTGGTTCAAGCCTTGCCTGAGATTATAACAGCAATCGTAGCGGCAATCCCTCAAATTATAGATGGGTTAATTACGGCAATACTCGGTTCTATTCCTCAGCTTGTTGATGCAGGAGTAAAATTATTAGTTGCTTTGATTCAAAATCTACCAACCATTATTACAAGTATTGTCGGTGCAATTCCGCAAATTATTACTTCCATAGTAAATGCTGTTGTTGGAAACACTGACAAAGTCGTGCTCGCAGGTGTTCAATTGCTTGTTTCATTAATTCAAAACCTGCCATCCATTATTATTGAAATTGTAAAAGCTGTGCCACAAATAATAGCTGGTATTGTAAAAGCATTTACAAGTTACACAGGGCAAATGTCTCAAGTCGGTGGTAACCTGATAAAAGGTTTATGGCAAGGTATATCCGATGCAGGAGCATGGCTTAATAGCAAAATTTCCGGTTTCTTCGGCGGTGTTGTTGATAGGATTAAAGATTTCTTCGGTATTCATTCACCGTCAACACTGTTTGCGGAACTCGGTGGTAACATGGGTGAAGGTGTTGGTGTAGGTTTTGAAAGAGCAATGCAATATGTCAGCGATGATATGCAAAACGCTATTCCAACCAATTTTAACATGCCGAGTATTGATGCAGTAAATAGCGGTCAAGGCAGTACAGGCGGACTTGGCGGTTTCGGTTCATTAATTACAATTCAGCAAATGATTGTCAGAACCGAAGATGACATTCGTAAAATTTCACAAGAACTGTACAATTTGATGCAGACCGGTTCAAGAGCACAAGGTCGCTTTAATCCGACATAAGGAGGGAAACGATTCATGGGATTTATATTCGGAGGAATATCCTCGCAAAGCATGAAAATCCGTGCAAGACTAAAAAACTGGATTGCCTCTCCTTCTCTGCGTAATTTTTATGTAACAGTACCCGGTAAAGACGGTTCAGCTGATTTTGGATGTGACAGTGCCGAGAGGATTATTACAGTAAGTTGCGCTGTATTTCCACAGAGAAATTTTGCGGCATTAGTTTCTATTCTTGATGAAATGGCGGAGCATCTTGATCCGTCAAAAGGACTACAACGACTTGTGCTGGATGATGTGCCTGACAGATATTTTATGGCAAGGTTCTCAGATTCCGTGGATTGCGAAAGGCTTCTTAGGTCGGCAGGTTCATTTGACTTGAAATTTATATGCCCTGATCCAAACGCTTATGCTTTGACAGATGAAACATACACTATATCATCGGTTGGTGCTTGTGAGATAAAACGAACTAAGGGAAATACATTTTCCGAGCCGGTTTATTTTCTAAAAGGTGTTATTTCATCGGGAGCGGCTACCTATGTTTCGATTCGCACAAACGGTGAAGAACTGCGTGTAATCGGAGCCTTAGCAACTGGCGAAACTCTGGTTATTGACAGTGGCAAAGTTACAGCTAAAGTGATAAACGCACAAGGCGAAACTTTGCGAAACGGACTTCCTTGTTTGCAGGATTTGAACTTTCCTGTTTTGCAAAAAGGAACAAATACCGTTGTAGTTTCAGCAAGTGGTGGTGTCTTTATAGAATTGAAAATTCAGGCAATGAGTCGATGGAGGTGATAAAGTTTTGGCGGTAAAATCTATTTTAACCACACAAGAGGACTTTACAGGCGAGTTCCCTATAACGGAAAAAACATCTGCGATGTGGCGATTCAATGAGTCTGAAGCCGACAGCGATACCATGCTGATTGATTCATCGGGTAAAGGTCGAAGATTAAGTATTTCCGGCTGGGAGGGAACAACTGCTGTTTTGACAAACGGAAGATTCGGACGATATTTTCGTATGAATATCAGTAATCCGGCAACGGAAAAGACTCATCTTATCGCAGTTAATGATGGTTCGTTTTTTTCTGACCTTGGAGAAAAGATTGTAGTCGGCGGATGGATGAGTCCGACTACATACAGTATCGGTAACACTTACTGCCCAATCTTCAATACAAGGCAAGGACCCGGACAGCCGATTTTCTATATATCCCTTTTTAACAGCAAACCTCGAATTATGCTTTATAATTCGGCAGGCACACTGATTTTAGACCAAACCGAGACATCGGCATTTTCTATGGTCAACGGTGGCTGGTATTTTATCGCTGTTGTTATCAGTGTCAAAACTAAAAATGTACAAATGGTATTGTGTGACCGAAACAACGGAGCTGTGTGGACATCGACTGTAAAAACTTATACAGGCGAACTTAATCCTTCCTGTGTTGCCAATATCGTTATGGGAATGCACGCATCTACTTATTGGTTTGCAGGTGGCTTGGATAACTGGTTTTTTGAAACGGATTCCAATTTAACTGTTCAGGATTTGATAATTTATTTCCGTCAGTCATTGCTCGGAAATGGCAGTAGCTTCACTGCTGATGTGGATGCACTGACCGAATCTGGAACGGTAATTTTAAAAAAGACAAATAATGTTTATATAGAAAGCGGAATACTTGAAACTATCTCAGCTCCCTGTGCTTTATCGGGTAAAGGCCGAGTATCTGTCACCAGTGAATATACCGCAGGAACTACAGCAATATCATCAGTGGAAACCTCTACTTCCAATGATTTAATTGAATGGTCATCATGGCAGGCGGTCGGCACAAGTGGCGAGTTACTTTCTCCAAATCGTGATTATATCCGCTACAGAATCACTCTGACTACGACAGACACAACCGTCACGCCGAAATTGCTGGATATCCAGCTTCACGACATACCAAAACCGCCTTACGAGAAATTAGGTTTTTCACGTCCTATGGTGCTGGACAAAAACGGTGCGTGGGAGTCAGTACTTGAAAATGCTTTTGACATCATTACAATAGGTGAAGTCAACGGTGCTGATACTTTAGAATTTAAACTTCCCTACAACGATGAAAAAAGACTGACTTTGTATAATGAAAAAGCAGTACAGATTGTGAGTGATTTATATCGCATCCGAACTATCACAGATGAAAAAGGCACAGACGGCAGTTCACTGACAAGCGTGTATGCTGAGGCTGCTTTTTATGATTTGGCTTTCTCTGCTGAAAAACAGCCGATTGAGTTTAATGCAGATTCGGCGATTGCTCCTATGAACTATGCACTGCAAGGTACAGAATGGTCGATTGGAAATGTAAATGTTACGACACTTCGAACTTGGAAATGCGAAGAAAAGAACGCTCTCGCTATTCTTAGAACTGTACAAAATATACACGGTGGCGATTTGGTATTTGATAACGGAAATAAACTCGTTCACCTTCTGATATTCAGCGGAAAAGAAAGTGGTGCATTATTTGCCTATAAGAAAAATCTCAACAGCATAAAACGTGTGGTTGATACTCGCTCTTTAGTGACAAGGTTATATGCTTATGGCAAGGATGGCATGAGTTTCGCTCCTATTAACGACGGCAAGGATTATGTGGAGGATTACACTTATTCATCCGAGGTTAGAGTTTCTACTTTAGATTGCTCCAATTTTACAAACCCTTATCAAATGCTTGAATTTGCAAAAATGCGTCTGGCGGAGTATTCCAAACCAAGAGTATCCTATATTCTTTCCGCAATAGACCTTTCTGTACTGACAGGATATGAACATGAATCTTGGGAGCTTGGCGATATTGTGACAGTGGATGATCGTGATTTGAATCTTACTATACGTACACGTATTATCCGCAGACAGTACAACTTGCAAGAACCATGGAAAACCGTGCTGGAGTTATCTTCAAAACTTCGTGAACTCGGTGATTCTTCCACCGGTGCGATTGCAGACCAGCTCGATCAGTCCAGTGTAATTGGGCAGGAAATCAAAGATATGGTTCCGTTTAATCACTTGAGAAATTCCCGTGCTGATGACGGTTTTGCCTATTGGCAGAATTCGGGGTTTGAAATTGATACAGAAAACGGAATGTCAGGAACGGCATCTTTTAAAGCAATAGGCGTATTCGGAACAAAAAGCATGGCACAGACAGTTTATCCTGCAAATCGAAGGAACTATACTATTTCAGCACAGATTGGTTCTGAAGATTTGAAAAAAGGTGTGAACGGTCAGGTCGGTATTGAAGTAGTGTTTGAATATGAGGACGGTTCTACTGAAACAAGGTTTATTGATTTATTTTAGAGAGGATTGTGATTGGTTATGGCATATTTTCAACAAATAGCGAGAGATGCCTCACCGAAAGGTTATGGGAAACTCCGCTCCATCACTATCCGACTTTGTATTACCGACTGTTCAGGCTCAGTGTATTTTACGGATATTGTTCTACAGGCGGGTTCCGTCGCTACTGGTTGGGTTGGTCATGTCTGTGAAATCAAGTGGACGTTGGATGCCTGAAAGCACTGAAATCACTGGATTTGTTTATTACATAGTGCTATACTGAATAAAATGAGAGGTTGTGATATTTGTGATTAAAAGTAAATTCATCACATTGATATCCATATGTGTATGCTTTAGTGTATCAGGATGTTCTAAAACAAATAAAACTGACAATTTAAATAATGTACCATCACCAACACCGATTATTGAGGAAAATATTTATAATGATTTTTTGAAAGTAGCACAAGATACTATTCTCGCAGAAGATAATACGATTGGGGTTAAAGATGCGGAAATTCATATTGACACACAAGGCGAACTTATATCAGGAAAACTGACCGTATGGGCTTTAAAGCAGCACTTTGAAAACCATGAACCACCTGAAGATTATTGGAGAGAAGTTGAGATAGGAATAGATGCAAACAAAAACGTGAACTCACAGGACAATTGGTTTGGTGATAATCAAGGCGATGGTTTGGTGCATTTGATTCACGAATATGATCCTTTGAATAACAAATCTATGTTATCGCTTGAGAAGTTTATAGATATTATGGAAGTTTTAGATTCAGAGGAGCTTTTGAAAGAGTATAAAGGAACTTCTTCAAATGGTTACAGAATTATTTATCAACTTGATGAATACGTTGATTATCTAACAGCCGCTGAATTAAATGCCGTGTATATACAGGTAAAAAATGAAACCGTAACAAGGGTAGAAAAGCCTGATGATTTAGCTCTGGACAACTTATATCCGCACGGAAAAGTTCCGTTTCTTTTGGTTGACGATTCAGAATCCCCCGACATTCAAAATATGATTGTGATAATGGTAGAAAGTTAATTTTCTAAAGCGGTTCAGGGTGTTTAAATTGGAATTAGTATTAATAGACATTGTATGACTGGCCAATATATAAATCAAGAAAAGATGGGAGGCAATTGACTTTGACATCTAACGGTAGAGAAACAAAATTAAAAAAATTGAGAGAACAACGCAACAAAGCGATTAAGAGTTTAACAGACTATAAAGAGAGCGATTTGCCCGTTTCGGCAGCGGCAGAATATTTAACTTTTGTCGCTAGCACAGGTGAAAGTACAGTAGAAGTTCGTTATCAAGATGAAAATATTTGGTTAACACAAAAAATGATGGCTGAATTATATGGAGTTGACCGTTCTGTGGTTACGAAGCATCTGAAGAAAGTATTTTCAGATAATGAGCTGGATGAGAATTCAGTATGTGCAATATTTGCACATACTGCTGAAGATGGTAAAAGTTACAAAGTGAAGTTTTATGCTTTGCAGGCAGTGATTGCTGTTGGTTTTAAGATAGATAATCAAAGAGCGGTGCAATTTCGCAAATGGGTAATCACCATTGCAAAAGATTATACGATTAAAGGTTTTGTAATGGATGATGAACGTTTTAAGCTGGGACATAAACTGACAAGCCAGTATTTTGAAGAACAATTGGCAAGAATCCGTGAAATCCGTGAATCGGAAAGAATGTTTTATCAAAAAGTGACGGATATTTATTCAACGTCAGTTGATTATGATAAAACCGCAAAAACTACCAGAGATTTTTTTAAGAAAGTGCAGAATAAATTACACTATGCCGTTCATCGTCATACAGCCGCAGAGATTATTGTCGAGCGTGCAGATGCAGACAAGCAGAATATGGGATTAACTACTTGGAAAGCAGTACCGGAAGGTAAAATTCAAAAATTTGATGTTTCGATTGCGAAGAATTATCTAACAGAAAAAGAAATCGACTTTTTAAATCGTTTGGTTTCAATGTATCTTGATTATGCAGAAATTCAAGCAGAAAATAATATTCCAATGACGATGGAAGATTGGTCAAACCGCTTGGATAGTTTTATTGAGTTCAACGGTCGAGAGCTGCTAACAGATGCGGGAAAAGTTTCAGCAGAGCAAGCAAAACTTTATGCAGAAACGCAGTTTGAAAAGTATCGTATTGTGCAAGATCAGTTATTTCAAAGTGATTTTGATTTGTTTTTGGAAACACAAGATGACTAATCAGATTATTGGAATAATCTATAATTATGGCAGATTATCAACAATATGTAAGTAAAGATCACTTCGGTGGTCTTTTTTCTTTGCCATGAAGGAGTGTCGGATGTGGCAGTCAATTTTATTCGTTTTTCAGAAAATATAAAAATAAAAAAAGAAATGCGAGTTGTCAGTGTGACGATTCGTCCGCTGATAGCTGAATGCACCGGTGTGATTTATTTCACCGACCTTCAGGTGCAGGAAGGCGACAAACTAACAGGTTACACACCTCATACAAGTATTATGCTAAAGAACTCGCCGAACCCTGCAAGATATCACAATGGCGTTGTTCGTACAGGCGATACTATTATCATTTTCAACCTCGGTGAAACTTCATCAGGATTGGATTGCTATATATATCCGATTCAAAGTATGGCGACTGGGAGCATATCGCTTTCTCAAGGTGCAGGTTCTCATAAAGCTACATTTCGCTCTGTGGCAAATGCAGGTGATGAGTTTGCTCTGCTTGCCTCCAAACGCCAATGTCTAAAAAACGGTATGGTTACTGCAAAAGATGGTTTTTATCAGTATACTGCTGCCTGTGATAGCAAACATCAAGTGAAATTGGAAGACAGAAAGTCCGCAAGAGTGTACTTTGAATATAAAGAAATGCTGACAGGAGAACAAAAGTTATGAGCAAAGATTATTTAAAAGGCAAACGCTGTATGGTGTGGTCGTTTATGGGTAATGCCCGTATGTATCAGGCTCTTCGTGATTACGGCGATAGATTGGACACTGTTGGCATCTTCACTTTTGAAGTCGACATTACAGGGACGATTAAAGAAACCGGCACGAGTATTTCAACTATGCTCACTTACATCAATAAATGGAAACACATTAAATGGATGCTTACCGTTATGAATCATGGTACAGCGTCCATTTTTACTGCACTCCGAAATAATACAGGCGGAGCAAAAACAAAATTCATCTCCGAACTGATACGGATTATGCAGAAATATCCGTGGTGTGCTGGTGTTGATATTGATTTAGAACGTGGAGGCGATTATGAAAATCGTGAGGCAGCGAATGCTCTATTTAGAGATATTTATCATGCTGTAAAAAACTACGATACCGAAAAATTAGTTAACATTTGTCTTCCCGGCATGACTGGTATACAAGGCTCTGTAGGTGGTGAAAACTGGTGTGTATATGCTGATTTAAATCCTTACTGCGACACTGCCGCCATTATGAGTTACGGCATGGCTTGGGCAGGTTCAGCACCCGGACCGGTTTCTCCTCGAAGTTGGCTGGAGGGGACTTATAATTATGCGGTTCAATCCATGTCGCCAGATAAGGTGTTTATGGGATTGCCCGGCTACGGTTGGAACTGGCAGATTCACGATACGCCAACAAACCTTGGTGGAACCTATCGTGGTGTATCAAATACGTATTATGCGGCTAAAAACTGGATGAACGGAGTTTACAATTTTACAGGCGATAAACCACCACAGCCGTTTATTCCTATTATTGCTTATTGGGATGATTATGACAAAGTTCCATGGGCATTACCGCAAGTGTATGACTATATGGAAGGCTGGGATGCAATACAGCAACAATCACCTATTACACAGGAGAGTTATAACCGTCGTCACTACCTCACTTGTTACGGAAAAACGCAAAAAACCTCTTTCGGTACGATTTACATTGACCGTAACGGCATTCCTGATTCATATGATGGAAATGTAATCATCGGTGAAACAACTGCAACTTTAGGCGATAACGGAACTGCAACTTATAATTTTAATATTTCACAGAGCGGAGTTTATGATTTGTCAGTGCGTATTTGCTACCCGTTTTGGGATAAAAACTCAATTGATATTTCATTAGACGGAAATAATAAAACCTTTTCTGAAACTCGTTTATGGTGGCCATATTGGAAAAGTACATGCTGGCTGATTTTAGCTAAGAGAGAGAACTTATCATCAGGACAGCACACCATAAAACTCAGTGGAGATGTTCCCGGCGTTCAGTTTTACGGCTTTCGTGTTTGCTCCGCATTTTCAGAATCGCCGAGTGCAGGCGAAGCGACGTTTGGTCTTGCTCCACGGAAATTCAAGGATGTGGATGGTATTATGGCACAGCCGGATAGAGGTTTTAAATTAACAACGGAAGTATTGAGAAGAAAACCCGACAGTGCATTGGCTTGGTATGAAGATTTTCGAGACCCGCTTACCTTACAGAATAATTATTGGATAACCTTATCGGGTAACTGGAAAGTCTGGCGAAGTGAAGAATATGCCACCGGACGTGTATATTCACAACTTGAAGGGAGCGGTCAACTTGCTTGGAAGTATAGTAACTTTACCGACGTTCATTTGAGGGCGAGGATTGCTTTCCCTGCAAACGGAAATGGTCGAGCCGGTATATTTATTGGAGATATCTTTTGCTGTATCAATATAAACACCCAGCGAATTGAATTATACCAAGGCTCAACACTCCTTGGCAGTTACAATGGAACTTATTCTAGAACACCTAACTCCGATATTCGAACTAATCCGAATATGTATCTCATAGAAATACGTAAACGTGGAAATAAGGTACGAGTATATTCAGGAAACAGTAACACTCTCCGTTTTATTGCCGATGTTTCAGCAACCGCAGGCTATTGCGGTATTCGGTCTGATAATGAAATCAAGTGCGAATTGATTCGTCTTGGTGACGCATGGACATATGAACCATACGAGGCATTTGATGTGGTTATGCCGAACGGCACAACAAAAAACTATGGAAGAATCAACCGTAGCGGTGTTGCTTGGGATAATGAATTTCAAGTATTCACGCTCTCGTCTGATGTTGAAGAAGCGACAACTCGAAATGCTGATATCAGCATGGATTACGATTTCTTTCACTCGGATTTACTCCAAATAGCGTGTGGCGGTAATTATACTGCTACCGTTATTCCAAAAGACATTAATGTTTGGATTTCAAGATTATTTCTTGGTGATGCGGATGGTTTTTCTATCCTCTATTACCAAGATGTAGACAGCTTGGTTTACTGGTCAAATGAAGCGGCTTACCGCTGGGATTTGCGAGGTATTGCTATCTGGTCATTGGGACAGGAAGATATGAGGCTGTGGGAAGCACTGCCAAAACAAATATAACGAAAACAATTGCAAGAGCATTTTGCCATGAAAGTTTGGCAGAGTGTTCTTTTCATATACATTCATTACAGCAATTCCTTTCATAAGTCGCGAATTATGGGAGTTTGCAAATAAATTAAAAAATTTTTTAGGAGGTCAATATTATGGCATTAGATAATCAAAGAGTAGCATGGGTGAATTGTTCCAATTCTCAGATTCCGGTATACGGATCATTAGTAAAAAGCATGGGACATGTAGGCGGTCAAACACCCGGCGGAACACAGGTGGGAGCTATTTACAAAAATGAATTCTATACGTTGATTCCTCAACCTACAAGTATTCAGTCACCAAATAACCTTACGTGGTTTGAAATTATTTTCAGAAACGGCAGTGGTGTTGAAAGAAGAGGTTATATTGAAACAAATCCTGGAGGCGTTTCTAATCCAACGGCATCTTGGGTGAGTTCACAGGAACCGTATCATTATCTTAACAGCAACGGCTCTACTTTGGTAAATTCCGTGTCAGAAACCATCGGCGGTGTTTCATACCGTATCTTTACAGTGAAAAAGGCAGTCACTTATAGAAATTCTTCCGGAGCTTCACAAGGTACGCTTGCAGTCGGAACAAAACTGGCAACAAGGCAATCCGGTACAGGTTTGACTTACGGTGGTCATATGCTGTTTACCAAAAAGAAAGTGGGTACAGGAAGTTGGCAAGATGTAGCTTCCGGCGGTGCAGGTTACGTTAACTTAGGTCTTAGTTTAGGCTCTGAACCTGCTACAAGAGCTATTTGGTAAATCATAAAAATCATACAAGGGTGCTTTCGTTTCTGACGGAGGCGCTTTTGTACTTTATAAGGACGAGGAGGGACTTACATGAGAACAGCATGGAATTATTTACAGGCAGGGATTACCGGATTGGGCGGTTTCTTAGGCTGGTTTTTAGGAAAATCTGACGGCTTTTTATATGCTCTGATTGCCTTTGCGGTGATTGATTATTTAACCGGGATTACGTGTGCCGTTATAGATAAGGAACTTTCCAGCGAGGTGGGATTTAAAGGCTTGTTCCGAAAAATTCTCATTTTCATTATGGTTGGTGTCGGGCATATCTTAGACAATTTAATTATCGGTGATGGCAGCGTTCTTCGGACGGCTGTCATTTTCTTTTATTTATCCAACGAAGGCATCAGTATTTTAGAAAACGCTGCAAGAGTGGGCTCGCCTATACCACAGAAACTACGTGATATTTTGGCACAGCTTCGAGATAAAAACGATGATGACAATGGATAGGGAGGATTTGTTATGAATTTAAAAACACTTCTATTTACGAAAAACGCCTGTTATCTAACAGGTAAAACAATCATACCAAAAGGTATAATGGTGCATTCCACAGGAGCAAACAATCCTAATCTCAAAAGATATGTTGGTCCTGATGATGGATTTCTTGGTGTAAATTCAAACGGAAACCACTGGAATCGAAATACTCCTGATGGTCGTCAAGTTTGCGTTCACGGATTCATTGGAAAGCTGGCAAACGGCTCGATTGCAACATACCAGACATTGCCGTGGAATTACCGTGGCTGGCATTCCGGTGGTGATGCAAACAATACACATATTTCATTTGAGATTTGTGAGGACGGATTAACAGATGGCACTTATTTCAATAGAATCTATCAAGAAGCGGTCGAACTCTGTGCGTATCTCTGCAAGATGTACAGCCTTGATCCGATGAAAGACGGTGTTCTCATTTGTCATAGCGAAGGTCACAAACGTGGAATCGCAAGTAATCACGCCGATGTTATGCATTGGTTTACGAAACACGGCAAAAACATGGATACATTCCGAGCGGCAGTCAAGTCGGCATTGTCAGAAAAAGTTGCTTCGGCATCTTCTTCCGATACAGAAATTAAAGTTGGTACATGGGTTGAGATTAAAGCCGATGCACTCAACTATTATCCCGGAGGCAAAAAAATACCGGCATGGGCAATTCGTGATTCCTACCACAGAGTCACGCAGGTTACTTCAAAAGATAAGCAGGTCACAAAAGGCGGTAAATTGTGTGTTTTACTCGGTAAAAAAATCAAGAAAACTGATAATCTGAAACAGGCTGGTAACGCTGAAGAGAACGGTATTAACTCTTGGGTGGACAAAGACGTTCTTACAGTTGTTGGCGATTTTTCTGAAATTTATATCGTCAAGGAAGGTGATTCACTTTGGAATATCTCAGCAACGAAACTTGGCAAAGGTGAGAGATATTTAGAGATTAAATCTCTTAACGGACTGACTGGTGATACTATTAAAATCGGTCAGAAACTAAAGATTCCCATGAAATAATTCAAAATAAAACGTACCATTCAAAGTTTTAATATACAAAGTACAACGTCGCAAAGCACAAAGCATCTTTATAAATTCAACGAGCGGAGATGAAAATGTCTCCGCTTTGCTTTGTGGAGGAATCGCAATTATGAACAATAATAATATTTTTGGAACAACTCAAACTCAGATTGGTAAAACTTTGTATACCGTTAAAACAATGCCCTCTGAAAGGGCAACGGAAACAGCAGAGCAGAAACTCGTCCGGCTTGTAAAACAACGAATTATATCAGAGATAAAAAAGACTGAGAAACCTGCATTTATAGAGAAAACGCCTTGCTATTAGCTGTTTTCTACGCTATACTCCTACCTACCAAAATGAAGAAGGGAGAAGGAAAATATGCTTACACAAACAGAAAGATTCACGGCACTTTATTGCAGGTTAAGTCGTGATGATGAGTTGCAAGGCGATAGTAATTCCATAATTCATCAAAAGGAAATGCTATCTAAATATGCTAAAGAGCGGGGGTTTGAGAACTTTCGCTTTTTTGTTGATGATGGGATAACTGGTACAGTATTCAACCGACCTGGACTAAACGCCATGCTTGAAGAAGTTAAGGCTGGAAATGTTTCAACTGTTATTGTCAAAGACCAAAGCCGAATCGGTCGGGATGTGCTGGAGGTCGGCTTAATGAAACGCACATTTGAAGAAAACGACGTGCGTTTTATTGCTGCAAATGATAATCTGGATACGGCAAACGGATTTGATATTATGTCAATATTCCGAGATGTACTAAATGAGTGGTATGTTGCGGATACAAGCAAGAAAATTAGAGCAGTAAAACGCTCAAATGCACTTGAAGGTAAATGTGGTAACAGACCACCTTACGGATATCGATCGGTTGATGGTGATAATAATGTTTGGGAAATTGATGAGGAAGTAGCCGAGAGAGTGCGTGAAATATTTCGTAGGATTATTGCTGGTGATGGTCCGCACATTATTGGGAAAGATTTTGACAGACGAGGCCTCGACACACCAATGATTCATTATCGAAAACACAAAGGCTTTTTGGATAGTGAAAAAGATACAACTTGGTTTACATTCACTATTTCGAGAATAGCGGAAAATCCAGCATACCTCGGACAGCTTGTGTCACAGAAATATACTACACCATCTTATAAAAATCATAAGCATTTGGTACGCCCTGAAGAAGAATGGGTGATTGTAGAAAATCATCATGAACCGATTATAGATGTTGAAACATTCAATACCGTCCAGCGTTTACGTGCAAATCGCCGCAGACCTAATGTGGTTGGTGAATGTACTGCTTTAAGCGGATTACTTTTTTGTGCAGATTGCAATTCAAAAATGTCAATTTCCTGTAACACTGCAAAATATCAGTATTATGTCTGTAAACTTTATAGGAACTCAAATAAACATTACAGAAATGATTGTACCAGACACGGCATCAGGCGAGAGGATATGGAACAATTGGCTCTTGAGAAGATTATTGAAACTGTGAAGTTCGCTCGTGGTAATAAGGCGAAGTTCGCCGAGTTAATTCATAAGGCAACGAGCAAGGACAATGAAAAAGCCATTAAAAGCAAAACATCCGAATTGGCAAAGGCTGACCGTAGGATTGCCGAACTCGATCGGATAATACAGAAACTCTATGAAGATAATGTGAGTGGGAAATTATCGGATGAGCGCTTTGCCAAGATGATGGGAGATTTCGAAGAAGAACAAAAAGAACTTATATCCAGCAGCGAAAGCCTTCGAACTGAGGTCGCTGAGATAAGGAGCAAAACAGCAGACTTGCAGAGTTTTATGAATATTGTGGAGCGCTGTACAGATATAACTGAATTAACAGCAGATGTTGCAAGAACATTTATTGAGAAGATTGTTGTCCACGAGGCTGAATATGCCCCGAACCCAAAAAGAAAGAAACATCAATTGCGTTCTCAAGAAGTGCAAATTTTTTTGAATTTTATAGGGGAATTCAACCCCGATTGACGGTGGTGACTGTAATGGTTACTGCCGTTATTTTTTTCTCACTCAAAAAGCGGTAGAATTGGTTTTTGAGTGAGAAAAAAATTCCCTTGATTTGTTGTGTAGTTGATTTAGATCTCCCGACATCAAGATAAATGCTTCAGTATATACTTAATTGTCGTTAAATTTTATTTTACAGTCGCTAAGCAAATTTTCTTTGTTTGCCTCATGTACAAAACATACATGTCCTCCATCAAAGGCACCAATCATTTCGGTAGTGCATTTTTAACTGTTAAAAGAATTGAGATAAGGGGTATTGTTTACAACTGATAAGATTGTTTCAAATCCAATGTCGTCAATAACCCCATCGCATAGAATGAGATCCATGTCCGCTAGGTCATGCAAAAAAAGGGGAAGATCTCTCATAATACGCTCATAGCGTAAAAGTTCAGATATAGCCCCACTTCTGTTTAAAGGATCAAGCATATCAGAACTGCTATACAATTTTTTGTATTCATCCTGCCAGTAATTTACATAAGAATTCCGACCAATAGGGTCAAAAATACCAGTATCTGTCTTTATAAGTGGGAGTATTCTTTTTCTGTAATTTTCATCTTTAGTCAGTTCAGCAATTTCATACATGCAATTGGCAGATTTTAAATAACTTGAACTTATCACTAAAACAACATAATCGTTGAAACGAATCTGTTTCATAAATTCTTTTATGCTTTCACGATAGTCAATATCCCTTTTATCCCGAATAAGTTGTATTCCAGATTGAGCGAATTTTGTGTCAATGCTATCAGCCAAAGATGCATCATCGTGTGAATATGAAAGAAAAATCCTCTTCCCCATTCCTTCTTCAGATAGAATTTGCTCTTCCCTCTCAATAATCTTTATTTCATGACGGACAAGTTCGATTTGCTTTGATTGGTTAGTCGCAAAACAATCAACTATTGTAAATAGTTGATCCTTGATTTCTGAAATATTTGGTTTCCTATATTCATCACTACCTAGCCAATAAACATCCTTTTGTGTTTTTACTGAATTTAAGTAATAACTTACATCATCCCCTAAAATTATTTTTCCGGTATTCAATAGAGCGTGAATGTTAAGATGTTTGAGTCCTTTCAGGTTCGTAAGATTCATAATGCGAAAGTTTCTACAGTCCTGAATAATAAGAGTATCGCACTCGCAATCCCATTCAAAACGATTGCAATCGAAAGTGCATTCAGAAAATTCCAAAGTGCTTATCTTTGCCTTGAACAATCTAAACTCTCGGAAGTTAAAATCTACCAATCGAAATTTAATTTGACTGCTGGAATCGGCTTCAGTGGCCAAAAAATTAAGAAGCTTCGCAGAGGTTGGGAAAATTGTACCAATAAATCGAATGTTACTTCTATGAAGATGGATATCGCTAAACAGAGGGCTATCATCGTCAAATTCAGTTTCTTGGAAACTAATATCACAACAATTAAAAGTAGTGATTCTGAAATTAAAAAATTTAAAAAAACATTCTTGAAAATCAACTTTTGAATTTATAAATGATGATTGCTCAAATGAGACTGAATTATAAAAATCACCAAACAAAGTGAAGTTATTTGCGAAGATACATGCTGAAAAAATCACCTTTCCATCAAACTGATGAAAATTAAGATTAACTTCGTTAACGAAAACACAGTTCTTGAATTCTATAAGCGTTACACTTGTCATAAAATCTTCGGTTGGCAGAATAATATTTTTGATTAAACTCTTTGTCACATGATTATTTCCACTCTCTATAGTAATAGAATCAACAAATGAATACTCTTCAACTTCAGTGCTTTCATCATCAAAGATTTTCGTCACGACGCAAGTTGATTTTTCAAGTGCCTCAAAATCTGAAATATTTGTTTCTACACTAATTACTCTTTTCATTTTATATCAACTCCTAGTTTTTAATAGTTTCAACAATAGGAACAATAACCATAATGAAATACCCATGCTCTGTTTCTCTTTAAAACTACTGTTTATGGAAAAATAAATTTTTCAAATCATTATTCTTGATAAATAAGTTTATATCCTTACTATTTCAATATTGATAATATTCTTGCAAACATTTCATCATCAATGATTCCATCACATATAATTGAATCAATGTCTGCCAGATAATGCAAAAAAATAGGAAGTTCTCTCATGATACGCTCATAGCGCAAAATCTCAGGGATAGCTCCACTTCTGTTTAAAGGATCAAGCATATCGGAACTGTTATACAATTTTTTGTATTCATCCTGCCAATAAATCACATAAGAATTTCGACCAATAGGAGTCAAAATGTCTGTATCTCTTTTCATAATTGGAAGTATTCTTTTTTTGTGATTTTCATCCTTAGTCAGTTCAAGAATTTCATACATGCAATCAGCGGATTTTAAATAATTTGGACTTATTACTAAAATAACATAATCGTTGAAACGAATCTGTTTCTTAAAATCCGATTTGCTTTCACGATAGTCAATATCCCTCTTATCCCGAATAAGTTGTATTCCAGATTGAGCGAATTTTGTGTCAATGCTATCAGCCAAAGATGCATCCTCGTGTGAATACGAAAGAAAAATATTAAATCCTTTCTTTGATATAGTATGATGTTTTTCCTCAACAATTTTTAGTCCATGTTTTACACGTCTAGCTATATCCTCGGTAAATGGCCTCGAAAAATTCCAACCAAAATGCTCTGTGTCATATGTATAAGCCTTGATAGCTACACCACCATTGTCACATAACTCTCCAATGTAAAAAGTCTGTTCCACACCATTAGTAATCTTTAAGCAACCAGAGGTAATCTGGACAATACCATTTATTTCAGTTCCTGCTCCCATATGTTCGTCACCACAAAGATACAATCTTATGCCATAATCATTAAATATCATTTCTACACGCCGACGATCTCCTCTACTCAGACATTCAAGCCCATGATGACCTAATGCAATTATAGGCTTACCTTTCGGAATCGCTTTTAGGGACTCAAATAAGTCGTTGTAGCCAATTAAAAGTGTTCCTCGCTCATTCTTTATTCCAGATGCTATTGCCGTATTAAGATAAACAACCGCATAGTCACCAAAATCATAAGCACGATGAATCAATCCAGTAGACATATTTGTCCACACAGAATTATCTAGCTTATTGACGATTAAATCGAAAAATTCAAAGCGATTCAATAAATATTCTCGACAACAAACATCCATTCCATCAACAGAGGTTGTACCTTCGAATGATCCCTTGTTATATTTTTTTACAACCTCTTTAAGAATCGATATGTTTTTGCGCTCAAGATCATGATTACCCGGTACTATATGAATATGATCAGGGTCAGTAACCCCTACCATATCAGCAAGTTCAATTAGCTCACAAGCTGCACGAATCGCAACTTCCTCCGTAGTATCTTGATTTAAGGCAAAGCGAAAATCACCAGAGAAAAATACATCATCTACAGAATCACAATCATTTTCAAGAGTTTCTTTAAGTTTTTCTAACATTTTTTCAGTATCAAAACTTGTTTTTTCAGGTTCATAGTGTAAATCAGAAATATGCAACCAACGCAAATAATTCACCTCACTTTAACAAATTATGGTTAACAATAAAGTTACCATATTATCTATACTAAAGAGTATACTTTACAACTTATATAATTGCAATTTTTGCCATCAATTCTCAAAATATTGTTTCTTAAGTATAGTTTTATGCTGAAAGACAATTCCCCTCAAGTATCATAAGTGTTTAACAGATATTTATTTTATTTAAGTGTTAAAGACCTATTTGTTTCATTATATTTTATATTTGGATGAAACTCATCAATGATTTTATTTTACACTTCTATTTAAATCTTTCAAAAATAATTGTCGTGGTAGAACAACTAACAAATCGTCGAAGGATTAGACGGAAACTCCGAAATTATGAACTGTAATAGATTTGTCTTTAAATCACGTTAGCTTGTGCTGACTGTGGTGCTAAACTGTATAATCATCGAGAAAAAAAATCTGACAAAATGGTTTATTACAAAACCATCGGCAAATATTATCCTCGCTATGGATGTGATAATTATTATTGTTCATCATATCGCAGTAACGCAACCAAGAAAATAAAATCATGTTCACCTCATTATATTCGCACCGCCGCTGTTCGTGAATTAATACTCGACACCATTAAAAATGTCAGCGGTTATGTTAGAAAAAA